CAGCAGTTGCGGTGCGGCCAGCGCCAGGCCTTGCTCAAACAGGCCGGGTTCGACTTGCCGCTCCAACTCTTTCCAGGCGCGCTCGGGTTTATCGTCCAGCCCCAGCACCTGCGCCACAAAAAGGGCGTAAACGGTGCCGTCGAGCGGTTCGTTGCGCTGCTTTTTGGGGTTGACCCAGCGGTATTGATCACCCGTGGCAGTTTTGGCCAGCACCCGCACTTCGGCGGTGATGCCCTTGAAGTAGGCGGTGGGCAGCGCGGCGCAAAAGTGCACATAGCCGGGGCCGGGTTGCGTCACCTTGAGGCGGCCAAAAAACAGGTCTTTGGCGGTGTCGGTGCCGACCATCCAGAGCTTGACGCCGCGCTTCACCACGCGCCCGGCGTGGTTGATGTCTTGCCAGGCGCCCTTGCCCTTGATGGGGTCGCCGTACTTGCTGCTGCCCTTGATGGCCAACAGCCGCATGTTGCTGCGGCTGCCGTAAGCGCGCACAAAGTTGTAGGCCTGGTGGGTAAAGTGGCCGCCGGTGTCCACCGCGGCGCCCGCAATGGGTAGCAGGGGGCCGTTGGCGTGTTGCAGCGGGGTTTGCAGCACTTGCCAGAGCTTGTGCCAGTCGCGCTCGTCGCTCGGGTTGGCGTCAATCACCACATAGCCCACCGCCCACATTTCCTCACCCCGGCCAAAGGCCCACAAAATGACCTCAAAGCGGTCATCTTGCACGTCAACGCCGGCAGCCACCACCAGGCCACCGTGCGGCACAGTCATGAGCGGCCAACTTTCAGCGCGGCGTTGCAGCACATGGGCTTCGGCTTTTTCGGCTTCGTCTTCCCAGGTTTCGCCCAGGGTCTCGTTGACAAAGGCTTTCAGCGGGCCGCGCATGCCGTTCTTGAAGGCGGCACGGGCGTCCAGAAACTCGCGCACAATCGCGCCCCAGGTCACTTGCGGGCTGATGGCGGTCCAGCCGTAAAAACCCACATGGCGCGGCGGCAGGCAGGGCGTGCCGTCGGCGGTGGTCCATTGGCTGGTCGGTTTGGCCGGGTTGGACAGGTCATGCGTCAGGCGCCAGTGGCCGCATTCACTCACCCAACAGCCTTGGTCGGCCAGCTTGAGGTAATCGGCCTGGGTATAAGCCTCGTGGCAGTGCGGGCAGACGTGGCGCACCGTGCCTTCGGGGTCGCTGGCGTCCCACTTGAAGCCGTGGTGCACGGTTTTGCCGCCCCACTCCAGCGGGTGTTCGACGTGGCAGTGCGGGCAATCGGCCTGGTAGCGCATGCGCACGCTGGCGGCGGTCATGCGGTTCTCGATGTGGCTCAGGCCCTTGATGCGCGGCGTGGTGCCGCAGATCAGCTTGGGGAACGTAGCGCCTTCGAGGCGCTTGTGCGCCAGCGTCCAGGGGTCGCCGGCTTTCTCGATCTCCCAGTCAAAGCCGTCCAGCTCGTCCAAAATGGCCACGGCAATCGTCAGCCGGCGGAAGTTGCCCGCGGCCTTGCCACCGCGCATCTTGAGCACGCTGCCCAGAAACTTCTTTTGCTGCAAAGTGTTGGCCTTGCTTTTGGCCATGGCCTGCGGAAACACCTCGCGCATGATGCGCACGTCACGCAGCATGGGTTCGACCTCGGTCTTGGTGAAGTCGTCCGAATCGTCGTCGGTGGGCTGCCACACCGCCTGGTTGCGCCGGCGGTGCTGGGCGGTGTAGCCCATCATGGCCAGCAGGCACTTGGTGTAACCCAGCCGCGCCGATTTCTGGAAGTCGAATTCCTCGATGTCGTCATGGCTCATGGCGTCCATCAGCCCCACCTGGTAACCGTAGGCGCGCCACTTTTGTGTTTTCTGGCTCGATTCAGCCGACAAGTAAAAGTGCTTGGCCGCCCACTGGCTCAGGGTCAAGGGTTCCGGCACCTTGAGCGCCGCCAGCCCGCGCGCCACCGACTCGCGGATGCTGCCACGCAGATCATCCGGGAGGTGGGGCCAGAGGGTGGCGAGAGCGGCCATGGGTCAGGCGGCAAACAGGCTGGTTTGCGCCGTGGCGTGGCGCAGCCGGGCGCAGGCAATGGCGAAGTAGTCCGGGTCGCGCTCGATGCCGATGAATTTGAAGTCTTCCAGCATGGCCGCCTTGCCGGTGCTGCCACTGCCCAGGAACGGGTCGAGCGCCACGCCGTGCGGCGGTGTCACCAGGCGCAGCAGGTAGCGCATCAGGTCAGTGGGTTTGACGGTGGGGTGGTGGTTGCTTTGCAGAACAGGTTTTGAGGGTGTTTGTTGTGGCAATGGGCCTTGCGCTTTTTCACCGTAACGCATAGCCAGAATGCGTGGTAACTCGTGGCAACCCTCGTCGCGGTCGATGCTGCTGGCCTTGGCCACATAGAAAAACCGCGCGGCACTGCCGGTGTCATTGCGCGCGGGTGCGGCTGGCCGGTTGGCAAACTCGCCGTAAATGCCGTTGGTCAGGCGGCTGGGCTCGGTGCCGGTCACGTCAAACTGCTGGCCATCGGACAAGGGGAAGCGTGCCAACACCTCGGCGCTGCCGTCATGGATCAGGTTGGCGGGCCAGCGGCCATCTGGTGTATCGGGCGTTTTTTCGCCTACCTGGTAAGCATTTGGGCGGCAGCCCATGTCTGCCAGAACTGCATTGCGGCGATCAACGCCGCTTGGTGTGGTGTTCTGAAAATCACCAATCCGGCTGGCATCAATGTTCAGCGCCCCGGTGCCATGGCGCAGCACATTGGCCGCCACCGTGCCCATCAGTGGCTTGCGCGCTAGAGTGATCGGCTCCAGCGCGGGTTTCAGCGCGGTGCCCCAGCCTTGCCATTGGCGAGCGGCTTCGGTGGCGGGTGCGGTGATTGATACCTCTCCCGTTTGCGCCTTGTTGGCAAAATTTCCACCCTGCATACCGACATTCGTGCGAATTGCCCCGATGACATCGCGCTCCGCCCCTGCCGCCTTGTCAATCGCCTTGCTCACATCGAGCGACTTCGGAAACCCGCTGCCATACACCCAGGCAATCATGTCGCGGATCTCAAAGCCGGCGTCTTCGATGCGCACGGCCATGCGGTGCTGGGTGCGCGTGCCCGCAAAGGCCAGCAGGTGGCCGCCGGGCTTGAGCACGCGCAGGCACTCGGCCCATACCGCCACATCGGGCACGTCGTAGTCCCACTTTTTGCCCATGAAGGCCAGGCCATAGGGCGGGTCGGTCACGATGCTGTCCACACTGTTGTCGGGCAGGGTACGCATCACGTCCAGGCAGTCGCCCAGGTGCAGCGTGGCGTGGCCAATGGCTTGCACTGGCGCCGTCATTCGTCCGCCCCTTCCACAATCCGGCACACCTGCCCCACCAGCAGGCACACCATTTCGGTCGTCAGGTGCACCACGATGCAAACCATCAGCAGCGCCTCAAACGGAAACACCAGCAGTTTGCGCGCGGCCATCATGCGGCCACCGTGGCCAGCTTGGCCAGGCCTTTGTCGGTCACGGTGTACAGCTTGAGTTCCAGCCGCTCGGCAATGTGGTGCTCAAGCAGGGCGCCCTTGCTTTTTTGCCAGCCGGGCAGCAGCGCAATGGCATCACAAGTGACCAGTTCGGCAATGTCGCGGCGCATGCACTCGGCCCAGCTCATGGCTTGGTCGGGGTTGACTTCGGCCGGGTTCACCACCGTCAGGCCGCGCTCGCGCAGGCGGTAGGCCAGCGCATGAAACGCCGGAAAATTGAAGTCTGGCAAACCGGTCATCGGGCCGGCAAGGTAAATTTTCATGGGGTGTCGCTTTCTTCGTCGTCCATGGCGGTCAGGCTGGCCAGGCTCATGTGCGCGGCCAGGTTCAGGGTCTCGAAGGTGACGGTTTCAATCACCTTGAGGTCGTCGGCGGTCAAATTGGGGCAGCGCATCTTCAAAGTGGGCGGCAGCGCTTGCAGGTGGTCGCGGATCTGGCTTCCCACATGCGCAATGACTTGTTCGAGCAGGTTGACCGCGGCGCTTTCCTTGCGCTCCAGGGCCAGCCGGATTTCGGCGCGCTGGCGGCTCACCTTGGCCAGCTCGCTACGCTGGTGCGCCAGTTCACCGTCGGCGCCGCGCCCGGCGGCTTGTTCCCGCAAGTGGCTGCAGTAGTCCATCAGCCACATGCCGGCCGCGTCGCCCGGTGTCAGCACGCCGGCAGACAGGTGTTCGCTCACGGCTTGCTGGCTGATGCCGACCAGCTCGCCAAAGTCGGCCTGGGTGCAGGTGTCGAGCAGGTTCATTTGGCGCGTTTGATGGCGGTTTCCATGGCGCGGGCAATGGATTCGTCAAAGCGCGTTTGCAGGTTCTGCGCAATCACCTCGTTGGCGATCTGGTCCACATCAAGCCGCGGCTCGTACTTGGCTTGGCGCACAAATTTCAGCATCTGCTGCAACTTGCGGCCCGGCAAATGGCGGTACACCCCCGGTGGCAGCCAGCCGCCGCCCTTGGCCAGGCTGTTGTTGCCCGGCGCCACGGCAAACATTTCAACCGGCACGCCCAGCCGCTTGGCGCGCGCCTGACTTTTGCCGGTAATGCCGCGCCCCGAGGCGTACTTGGTGTTCACCTTGAGCTGCAGCGTGTTGACAATCGAGCGGTAAGTGCGCCCCGACAAATTGCCGTAGGCGTCGAGCTTCATGGTGCTGCCGGGCACCGTGACCCAGCCAGCGGGCAGCACACCCAACTGCGTCAGCAGCCACTCGGTCTTTTTCTGCGACCGGGCGGGTGAACCTTCGGCGCCGGGCCGGATGTGCTCGTTTTTTCCCTTGCCGCTTTGCGCTGCCGACTGGTCAAACTGCACCGACGCGGTTTGCGTGTCCTTTTTGGCGTCGGTCACGGTCACGCCGCGCAGCGTGAACGCCGTGGGCCGGTCAAACGCCACCGGCAATTCCTTTACCAACGCCTTGCGGGTGTCGTTGGCCAGCATGGTCAGCGTGCGCGCCGAGGCAAACGGCAACTGGCGTGGCATTTCCTCAAGAAACGCCTTGGTCAGCGGCTTGTAGTCAACTTCAAAACTGATTTGCATGGCAGCCCCAAATGGCCAGGGTGCGAAGCCACCCCGAATGGTGGCAAATATGCCTATCTGCGCTGCACTGTAAAACCCCCATGGCCGAAAAATCCCAAACAATTTTTGGACCATGCCGACCTGCAACGCCAGCGCCCCACCCTGCCCGCTTTGCACCACCCTGCCATG